TTGGTGTTGATGTGTAGCTTCGTAATGCCTTCTTCCGCCAGTGACTCGATGGCAAACTTAATCAGCTTAACGCCGGTCAAGCCTTTTCGCGCTGGTTTAGTCAGAAAGATTACGTCGTTGTTAGCGAACAAGTGGTCACGGTAGTGCAGTGACTTGCTGACAATAACGACAAAGTAGCCCATCATCACGTCGTCTTTTCTGGCTGTGTAGATCCTAAGCGCGTTGACGTTATCAAGTCGTGCATAGCCTTCCCAGTCGGGATTCATCTTGATGATGTCTTTGTTCAACGCTATTTCTTGCCAGTGCTGTTCAAGCAACGGCTCTATTTCTCGCCTGACTTTTGCTAAGTTTTCTAGTGCAAACTCCATACGCTTACCCTCAATCCCGATGTGTATTGCTACCGTCTTCGTCGATATCGCCGCCTCTAGTGCCGGTTCCGCCAGTTCCTGATACACCACTCCGACCCCAAACGATCTCTTTCTCAGCCATCTCAGCGACGAACTCCAGTCCCTTATCATTAGGAAAGTCGATCAGTTGATCCTCTGCTGTATACCTTCTGATGCGTGTGCGTTCAAAGCCAATCAAACGATTCTCAACGGCTATCTGTATTGTGGCGGTTTCCGATGAGTCGTTAATTACCATCGTGTCCATGAAGCCACTAAACACGTTCACAGGGGTGCTTATGACGCCGTTGCTAGCATCCATAGCGCCAAGCAATACTTTTAGCTCACGGCCTTGATAATCCTCGTCACGCGCCTTTGCTAGTAACGGGTCAGTGATTCCTGAAAGGGTGACTGTGATGCCGTTGGCTTGCAGTTCTGACGTCTCTGCTATTTGGCCGATGTTAAGCAATGTACCAGCGCCAACATAATCAACACTGCTAACTGTAAGATTGCCCACGCCGTTCCATAGATTCAGATTGCCGGAGTCGAAGGCACACTGCACTAGAATGATTGGACGTACTAAATCGGCGGTAACTGCCGACTGCATCGCTGACGTTAATGACCTGCTCATATAGCCTCAACACAAGCAAAAGTGAAACCGTACAAGCTAGCCTCGTTGATGCTCCATCCGATGTCATTTGAGGCAAGCCGCCATGTGCCTTTCGGCAGTGTGAAGTCCATAGGAGTCGATGAGCTAATAGCTGATCGTAGTGGTGGCATTATATCAATCGAGCTTCCAGAAATGCCGGTCACGATGTAGAGCGCACTGCCTGTTTCAAAGTAATCACCTGCGACCACGCCAGAAGTAGAGCCGGTGACAGTTGTAGCACCTGCTGAACCGCTCGTAATCGAGCCTGTCGCGGTCGTATTGTGAATAGGGTTGCCAAGGGTAAAGGTATTCGCCTGACCTCTTAGAGCGGCGAAGAAAGCCTCTACCTGCTTGGCATCTGATCGCTTCAGTGGTGGCAGTTGAACCTCTGCTTCCCATCGCACACCCTGATGCTGATAAGTCTGCTGGTCATAGGTAAACGGTGACTGACTGACAGCCGTTGCCGACCTGAGCCGCATCGTCATCGCAGTGAAGCCTACATTTGGAAAAGCCGCCATTATGCACCTACCATTGCTTTGCTGAAGCCACCGCCTCTCATTCTAGCATCAGCGACAGCAGACTTGGCCGCGTTACTGATCTGAGGTAGTAGGTTAGCTATCTCTGCACGTACGGTTTGCTGTACGCCTGTGGTCACATTGATGTTTTGTACTACAGTAACACCGCCGCCACCTAATTTGTTATTGGGGAGGATTGAGCCGTTACCCGAAGGAATCATCAACTCTGGTCCTTTTTCTCCGACCATGTAGGGACGGCCACCAGTGACAGGGCCACCAAGCGCTCTGCCTACATAGTTTTCGGCAGGGCCAAACTCTATCCCATTTGGTCCTTTAAATATTGGCGCTCCATTAGCTCCAGTAGGGCTAATCATGTTTGTGATTGCACCAAACGCCGCGTCAACAATGTATTTTTGTACAAGCAATTTTATTAGGCTGTCGATTACACTTTTAGACATAGCCCGCATAGCATCTGCGAAATTCTTTGCGCCGGTAATTGCACTAGTGAAGGCATCACCTAAACCTGTAATTGCTTGCTCGCCTAGCTTTTGCAGGCTTGGCGTCAAATCACCAGCCTCTTGTCGTGTCCTGTTGAGGTTATTAATAAAGTTTTCAAATGCTGTTGGAGCTGGTACGAACGACTCAATCTCACTAAAAGCGCTTGCCGCACGTCTTATTGGTTCTTCTACAGCATTGACTAGGCTGTCAATTGCCGCAAGCCAGCCAGAATAATCTGGCGGTTCTGGTCTAACAGGCCGCGTGAAGGTTGCCATTACCCTTTGTTGCTCTTGCATTAAACGCGCTAGTTCTTTTTTTGCTTGCTCAACTGTTGGCAAGCCTAAACTTACCAAATCGGCAACCGCTCTGTTTGCGCGTTTCTCTCCCATTTTATCTATTGCTTTTAGGGCAGTGCTTATTTTCAGCATTCGCCCCCTTATTTCTTGCTCCGCGTCACTCAGTCCGTTCAAACCAAAGAACTGTCGGAAATCGAAGACACTCGCTTTCATCTCATGGAGTAACGGGAATAGAGCAAGATGAACCTGTTCTAGCCCTAAAATCAATTGCCTAACCGCACCTAAAAACTGTTTTGCTATCGACTGAGAAAACTTTTCTATGCCGCCGTTACTTTCAATCAGCTCCAGTTTGACGTTTTTGATTTTTGTAAACAGGGTTTCCAGTGCTGGCGCTAACGCCGCAACGATTTGGCGGACAGTGCCGTTAAACAAAGACTGCAACCTAGTAAACGCATCGTTTGCTTTTTCGACACCTGCGGCTGTCTCTGTGGAAATGACTAAGCCTAGCTTTTTTGCTTCATCAAACACCGCACTCATTTCAGCGTCTGTTTGCTTGAGCATATTTAGGACGGCAGTACCTTCAGAATCGAACAACTTGAATGCTACGGCTAGTTTTTCTTCTTCGCTTTTTAGGTTTTTGAACGACTTGGCCAGTGTCCGCATTCGCTCATCAAGCGGCAACGCTTGTATTTCTTGAGCGTTTATTTTGAGTGACCTGAATGCGCCGACAGCTTCACCCGTGCCTCTTGTTGCTTCGGCAGTACGACGCACGAATCTTTGCATCGCCATATTCATGGTGTTGGTTTCTATGCCAGCAAGTTGCCCAGCAAATTGCAGTTTTGACAGGGCTTCAGTCGTTGTGCCTATCCTGCTTGCTGTTTTTGCTAAGGCATCAGTGGCTTTGAGTGAGTTGGAGATTAAAAGGCCAAGACCGCCTACACCGACAGCGCCAAGAATGGCAGTTTTAAGATTAAAAAACGCATTCTTTAATTTATTCAGCATTCCAAAAAGCCCACGCAGTTTCTTTGAAAACTGGTCGTAGAGCTTAATGATGATTGGAAGTTCTTTGCGTTTAGCCATCTTTAGACTCGCTTATAATCTTGAAGTACGCGAGCCATTCTAAAAACTCATTGAACGAAATCTGCTCGACTTCTTCGATAGTCTTATGAAGCCGATCAGCCAAGGCAATGAGATTCATCCTCGACTGATCGGCCCTTAGTTTTTTTCTATATCCTCAAAGGAATCAATCATCCCAAACATTTCATTAGCAATGTCCGCAATGATTGTTGTTTCCTCACCCATCAAGTCGATCTTGTCTTCGCCAGAACTAAACAGCTTTTCGCCATCCTTACTCTCTGCCTTCATTACGATCAAATCAACCATTGCCGCGATACTAGGATTGACCATCACCTGTGGGTGTCGCTTCTGTAGCTCATTAAGGTCATAGCAGGTTAGCGGGCGACAATACAAAGCAAATGACCCATCATCATCTGCCCATTCTTCGACCTCGATCTTACGCCGTGACTGCTTGCGTCGCGCTCGTAACTCTTTAGCCAGACCCATTAGTTAGACGCTTCTGTGATTGCGCCCGATACCTGCACAGAGAATGACGCCTCGACCAACCCATCGTAAGAAGCGGAGATAGTCTTCGCAGTCACAACGCCAGCGCCAGCGTAATACTTCTCACCGGAGCCTGTTCCAGTTGGGTGTATTTCCCAATCAATAGCGGCACCAGAATCCAGCACTAACTGCTGTGCGTCTGCGTCATCCCAAAGCGCGTCGATAGTTAGAGTCGCGTCTTTGAGGCTGGACAAGTAAGACTTTACTGAGTCACCCATTACGGTGTCCTCAATAGTGTCCGCAGTTTCGTCGATACTGTACGAACGTACTTCGCCCACAACTGCCTCAGTACCGCCTGATACTGCAACCTTAACCGATCCGCTTGAACCTTTATGTGTAGCCATTTTGTTTCTCCCTTACGCGTCACCGCGTGTGTATGTATAAAGAATTTGAACGGTGACAATGACGCCGCCTACAGGGTCTATTGTACCATCATCCACCTCAACGCTTATAACTTGCGTGTCAATAGCGTGACCGCCACGCGTTCTATCCTCGTCGAGCTTTTCGTCGATTGCCTCTGTAATCTGATTACGGGCTGTGTCGATGTTCTTGTGCTTAACAAAGCAAATTAGTTCGTAGTCTATAGTTCCTTGCCTGCTCGACATACTGCCGCCGATGCTGGCGTCTTCGCGCGTCTCATTTGCTGTGCGCACTAATATCGCTGGATATTGCGCGTTCGATAGCTTGTCAAAGTCGAATGGCTCGCGCGTAACCTTCTTGACGTTAGGAATTGAAATAGCTTGCAGAGCAGTGACAATGTTTGCGGCGATGTTTTCTCTAACGCTCATATTTTCAACCCCTTAAAGTACGCCTCTCTAACTGCTCGCTCGTCTCCTCGGTTAAGCCCAAAAAACGCGCGTTTTGGAGTATTCATTGCCGCCTTCTCTGCCTCTCGCCTGCTATCAAAGTTGATAATACCGTCCTGACCGCGCATACCATAGTGCATAGACTTGCGCATCTGCCCTGTAAAAATGAGACGAACCTTATTGACTCCCCTTCCTTTACTCTTGCGGAAACCTTTGTAGGCTTCTGAGTAGGGGCGGAAAGGTTGCTCTTGTAAATCCAGCCCAAGACTAGTTCGCTTCTGTATGCGGTTCAAACCCTCTGCCGCCGCTCGCATCATTGAACGCTTGTGATTTTTAGTGACTAGCGTTTGCAGGTAATTCTTTAAATTCTTAAATTCAGCGTCTGCTATTTTTACGGTAATCATCGGTTCAACCGGTTGATTGGGACAATCTCTTTCTCTTTGTCCGTAACCTGACCATCGTTGTCAGCGTCGTACTCAACACCGTCCTGAAAGACTGCGTCAATCTCTTCGCCGTAACGCGCTTTGTAGAAGTCGATCATTGCTAAAAATCGGTCATCGTCTACCCAGTTGGTTAGCTGGGGCAATGCGTACTTCCACAACACAAGGTAAGAAGCCGAACGAGTCCACTGCGAGTCCGTCAGATAGCTAGGGTTCATTTCACCGGCGATACCTTTGCGGTGCCACCACTGATTGCGAATCTCACGCTCCACGTCGGCCTGAGCCTTTGCGTGTTCAGCAGTAAATGCGGGAATCCCTAAATCGAAAAGGTCAGGGATGATTGCTTCTAAATCGCTGTCGTCACTAAATGCCATGTCGTCACCACTTCACTTTTGCCGCCCAGTAGATTTTATCTAAGGGCGTTGCGTTCTTTAGGGTATCACCGTGTCGTGCATACCAAGCCGCTCGCATGGCCTTGTCGCGTGCGGACTCACCATCTTTAGGTGGATAAGTCTTCGCGCCTTGAGCGCCAAACCGTAGTAGCTTGATTACACCTTTGTAGCGAGCCAGAACCGCGTGTGAGCTAGAGGCGTGTCGTGGCGTACGCTTTGCCACGTTGTAATCCTCGAACCGTTCACCGCGATAATTGACTGCCATATAATCCTCAGAGTAAAACGCCCCCGAAGGGGCGTGTACATCTTAGAGTGTAGCGTCGAAGAACATCTCTACGCCGTAGCTGTCATCAAGCTCACCAACACCGTACACGGCTGTGGCGTTAAGCTCAAAGGCACGCAGAGAGGCGTTGCGCTCTGTCTCAAGGTTGAAGTCACGCTTCATGGCGAGAGCCATTGACTCACGACCAAACACACAGCCTTTTGCGTCACCATTGGAATCCACAGCCACATTTGCTGACTGATAGACGTCAATGCCTGCGATAGAGCCTACGAAGCCGTTGCGCATAGCTTCGTTTTGTAGGTCTCCACCGTTAGGGTTAGCGAAGGTGTTGGTCAAGTTAGCGGTTAACTGGTAAGCGTGAAATGGGTGAATAACAGCCGCGATTGGACCTGTTACCTTTGCCGCTCTAAGAGTGGCCGCCGCCTTGAAAAAGTCAGCCGCTGTAATCTCTTGAGCCGCCGCGCCAATAGACGCTGAGAAGCCATCAAACAGTGCGATGATGTCTTTGTCCATTTTGGTAGCGATAGCGTTACCCAATACAGTACCAAGCTCTTGAGCAGGGTTGCCAGAACCCATTGCCGCAAGGTCAGTCAGTACAACTTGCGCGCCAACTTCACCGACGGTGACATTAACGTGCGAAGTAGTAACTTCAGTTGCGCCCATATCTGTGCCTTCAGTTAAGTCAGCCGCCGCGATTGCTGGGTACTTAGGTACTTGGATCGTCTTGCCAGCTACGTTACCAATGTCGTAACGCGTAATGAGGCCAGCCATTAAAGAATTTTCTTCAGCCGTAAAACGAGCGGCCAAGATGATTTCTGAAAATAGACTCGCCAGAGTTGTGCTAGTTGTTTCGTTTGCCATGATTGAAAATCTCCTAAATTAACGGTTTTGTTGTGACAACCTATACGCTCGGTAAGCCTCTTTGCCTCCCGCGTCGTAGTTGTCAGCCATATCTGCCACCGACATAGGTTTCGGCGTGGAACCACCAACCGCTGTCTGCGATCCTGCGCCACCTGATGACGCTTTCACGAAGTGCGGGTTCGAGGTCAGGAAGTCACTGACTAACTGGTCAACGGACAATAGCTCGCCTTGGTCGTTGTAGCGTGGCGTTCCGTTCGCATCGTAAACTTCTGCGGTGCCGTCTTCAGACAGCCGAACCGA